AGGATGCTTCACATCATCATAGGCCAGCATCATGAAGATGTTATGTTCGTTCTGATAAAAATTTACTTCTCTAGTCTGCGTATCCAACACAGAGAATCCTCTGGCGTCAGAATAGTCAGACCAAGTGTATTCAGCAAAAGCTCCAAGATAGGTAATATTACCAACAACGGAACGGTGATGATAATGACCAGTGAAAACACGATCATAACGACTGAACAAACTAGCGTCCATACCGTGATCGCTAACAGTGCCACGAAACATTTCGAACCCATTGAGTTCGAGGTGGCCCATAAGGATCTCAGCGCCTGAGTTGTTAATGGCATCCATTGATTCGTCATAGTTAGACTCCGTAATCCAAGGCAGTAGTTGAATGAGCGTACCATCGATATTGATTAGTTCAGGAGTAGTGTATGTCTTAATCATGTGGTATTTACCGGCCACTATCTCATCAAGAGCATTGACTACATGAGTGTTCTTGTAGTACTCATCATGATTACCAGCAATGATATGCGTAATGATACCTCTCTGATATAGTGGTTCGAGAAAGTCGATACGACAACGCATAGCAGTTTGATAGTTTAGATACTTGCGACGGTCGAACAGGTCACCAAGATGTATAACATGCTCAATCTTTTGCTCATCTATTACCTTCCAGAACTGTTCAAGAGAACGCTTGAAGTAATCGTAGAAAACTGGGGAATCATTTCTGATGCCCCAGTGCGTATCGGTTATCAGTGCAACCTTCATAATATATTAGCCTCGCTTTTTGTTTCGCCCAGGATTCATAAACATCTCTTCATCAAACTTCTTGATTGAGATGTTGCAAGCTTCACGGATAGCATCTAGTCTCATTCGGTAGTTGTTGCGAATGTGATGACTGTCTTCCTTATTCAACATGTTCTGGATAAGGTCGGTGACCTGAAAAGGTAACCCCGCTGGTAGATCATTTCTCATTTACGTCCTCATAAAATTGGTTTAGGCCCTCTTTAGCCTGTTTGCGCTTCAGCTTCTTTGCCTCTTCTTTCTTCTCAAATCTCGCCATAAAATCGTTAATGTTATCATACATTTGTACGGAAAGAATGTTATTATCGTTGTCATCGACTAGGTGGTTGATGTCGGTGGAGTTGATGATATTCTCTTGAAAGCTTTTGTACATGGCATAACGATTCTTCTCTTCTTTACCTATACGCCTCAAGAAAGCATAGTATATGATTTGAGTGAAATAGGCAAATGGGTTCTGACCAATCGAAGGATCATAGTCTTTGAAGTAAAGGATACAGTTCTCGATACCGTCTGAGACCATCTCTTCTCTATACGAATACCCCATGAAGCATGGCTTGGTCGATAGCTTCTCTGCAATCTTCCAGATACACTCTCCAATATAGTTAGGTATGCGTGGTTCTTCAAGCCCTTCGGCTCTTGCGGCCTGTAATTTTTCTCTGTAGGTGACGATCTCTTCAAAGAACTTTTTATTATCGACATAATGTACTTTTTTAGTCGGTTTCATCACTTTACCTCTTGACAGGGTGGTTGACAGTGTGCTATAACAGCTATGCCATCGATCATATGAATAACTATAGGTTTAATTCAGTTTGTTCTTATCAAAGCCCTTAAGAAGCTCTCTGAGTAGATTTGATTCGGGTGGTTCTTCCATCATGTGGTTCTCAAACTCGGTTCTATCTTCCATGTCTTTCTTCCTACTATTGAAATGTTCAACAGAGTTACAGTAGAATTCTTCCATAGAATCTGAAGTATGATTCATTATGATAATGTCTTGAGGATACACTGTGAAGTCCTGGTCTCTACAAAGAGATGGGAATACCCATTGCATGAGAGAGATTGACATGACGCCTGGTTTGTTACCCATTACATAGACAATCTTCAAAGGATTAGAGAAGATGAAGTAGATGTCTTCATCGTTCTTAACTTCGGTAACCTCAGTGACCAAATCATCACCTGTATTCATTCTAACAAATTGGATACTGTTCATCATGGCCATAGGTTATCCTTTCATTTCTATCTTATAAATCTTGAAGATGAATTTCTCTTCAGAGTATATCTTGATGCGTTCAGCAAAGTGTTTCAGTGTATAGTTATCATGCTTCTTATGTCTGAGATCATCTGCTATATCAAATAGAACAGCAGAATCTTTGGTTTCTGACCTACGAAGACCACGACCTATAGATTGCAGATTCCTGACGCGAGATTTAGACGGAGAAGCAAACACAATATTGTGTAGATTCCTAATGTTGATCCCAGTAGAAAAAGTACCAAACGATGCGACGATGATCGAATCGGTCTCAGTCTCAACAATTCGTCTAATGTCTTCACGAGCATCTCCATCAACCTCACCAGAAACAAAGAAGACCTTTCGGCCGTTAGCTTTCTTATTTATCAGTTCATGGAGAATCTTACCATGCTTATCTACATACTGATATAGTACGAGAGTGTTACCTTCAAGTGATAGTGCTAGATTGGTGATGAATCTGTTTCTTGCTTCATTCAACACCAGATATTCAATCTCTTGCGGATAGCTAAAGTTCTTCGCGGCCTGACAGATAGAATCTGGATACTTTAGCAGTAGACACTTGATAGTGAAATCAGCTACAACTTTTGCATCCATCAATTCTTTAGTGGTGGTAACCTTGCGAACAGGACCAAAGAGACCTTCTAGCACCAGCTTATGCGTCTTTGTGCCGTCGAGGGTACCTGTTGTGCCGATACGATACTTTGCGTTAGTCAGACCGGTCATAATATCAGCAAGAGACTTGGCCTTGAATAGATGGGCTTCGTCTCCTATGACCACATCAAACTGTTGGAAATAGCTTTTAGGTAGTTTGTAAAGCGACTGCCAGGTTGAAATGGTGATTGGTTTATCTGTTTGTTTATCTTGCCCAGCAAAGATTCGATGAACGAACCTATCAGATACAAAACCATAGTCAGCAAAGTCAGAGGCAAGTTGACTAACCAAAGAAATAGTTGGCACAATAATAAGAGTGCGTTTAGCATTGATATACCTCATAATTAGATAGATGATGAGAGATTTACCAGATGCGGTTGGTGAGAGTAACAATGCTCTACGAGAACGAATAGCATGAACGAAAGCTTGTATCTGATAGTCTCTTGGTTCTATTGGTAGTTCTAGTGATTTGATGAACTGTTCAGCCTCACTGAGAGAAAGCTCTTCATCATAAATTTCATTATCATACTCCCATTCATAATCTCTCTCTTCACAGAACTTGACAACATGTGGTACAAGCCCGCGATAGATTTGAGATTTTCGCAGATCATAGAGACGTATCTTACCATCCCAGAGCTTTGCTTTATATTGTGGTGAGAACTGTGCTCCAGGAACTTGGAAGGTAAAATATTCTCTGAGTTCGTGTGCTGCACCATCAGGGCATGTGATCTTCACAAAAACTTCATCTACATTCGATATGATAATTTTATCCGCCACTTGTAAACATTTCCCACTTTATGAGATTGTTCATCTGAAAGGTTCTATTGTTCAACTCTTTGAGAACAGATCCACAGAAGTCAACAACCTCTTGATGTAACATCTTCTTAATAAGAATATCATTCAAATCACTATCTGAATCTAAGTATATAGGTATGTCTTGACGAAGCACTTTCTTCATCATTGGTTCAAGATGATACTTCTTTAGGTCTTCAGGATTGTTGAGGTCACCAGAATAGTATTCCCACTTGACCTTCTTTAGCTTCTGATAGTCTGCGGTCATCTTTTTAGATGATAAGCTATGATAGGTAAGTATGCGGAGATATTTGGCGTGAAGGGAAGATATTTTGGCCAGTTCACGGCCTGGTTCAGTTTCATCGACCTTAGAATCTTTCGACCACTCTTCCATAAGAAGATCGATATTGACAGGTGGTTTCATAAATGTCCTCCATACTCAAAATGTAATCAATTATAGAGGAAAAATTAGTTCCTGTCAACCAGTAATTCGTTCAACTTCGAAAGTATCGTAACGAAATGTTATGTCGGCCGTGATTATAGTGTCTGCGTTCTCAGAGGTATTGAAACGCACTGCACCTAATGAGGTTGGATGACAGCTCTTAAACTTGATACGAACATTTGGAATGTTAGCATTTGTATTGACGGTAAGTATAGCATCTTGATAGATTTCTGCCGCAGGATCAAATGTCTTGATATACTCACGATATGATGTTGGTCGAGTGAGTGCTTTGATCCAGTTATATGTTTCTTGCCACACTCTTAGGTCTTCATCGATGATAGCATTAATCTGAAAGTCTTCATACTGTAGTTGGCTACCATGTCTGAAGGTACTTGCAAACGGTGTAGGTACATCAATGGCTGTTGTTGATACACCAGGTATAGATACTGTCTGACAAAAGTATCTTGCAAATGGTAGCATAGGAAATACGAAAGTAAACTTCGTTGATTGAAGCAGGCTCGTATTCTGTGGTATCATATTCAATGGTGATATATTTGTCATTGCATCCTCTTTCGAGTATTTATCCAAAAGAAAAGGGCGGGGATTTCAAGGCCCCCGCCCAAGTCTTTACTCTTAACTTTTCTTTATTATTACGAAAGGTTACGAATGCGGAAGATGCGATAGTAGATGTTCGCATCAGCAGCGGTGTTACGCTCACCAACAGTACCGTCACCGCGTGTGGTGGCGAATGGATTGGCTACCATGCCGTAACGTGTCTTGAAGCCGATCTTTGGCTGGAATGTATCCTGGCCAATTGCACGAACCATCTGAAGAGGAACGTATGGGCAGTAGAACAAGCCAGCATCATAAGGAGAAGTACCCTTATAACCAACTGTGCAGAGTTCGTCGCCGTTTG